GCCCCAGGCATCCCCCCAGGCGCCTCCTGTAGTAAAGGCGACCCCTACAATTGAAAAGGTGGAAGAAGCCTCAAAAACACTAAAAAAAAGTGTCGAGGCAAAAGCTCCTGCAAAAACAGTTGTAAAAAAGAAGGCCCCTTCAAAATCTGCAACAAAGAAAACAACAAAACCAGCTAAAAAATCCTGATACCTTATATAAGATACTATTTACATAGTAAGCTTCGGAGATCAAATGAATGGCTGTACCCACACTAACACCAACTCAAACAACACCAGCGATTGTTTTGCCGGAAACAGGATCTCTAACAGTAGCAGAGACAGCTGCTAATTATCCTTACGGAATTTATGTAGGCAATACTGATTTTGTCTCTGGTGCCGTCGATCAAGTTAATTACACCTACAGAAAATTAGGCGGTGATGTACTTGATATTGAATTAACACAGAAGAATGTTTTTGCTGCTTATGAAGAAGCAGTTTTAGAGTATTCTTATTTGGTCAACATTCATCAAGCAAAAAATGCTTTAGCATCCGGCCTCGGAGCTTTAACAGGCACCTTCGACCACGATGGCGAAATAAAAGAAGCTTCTGTCGCTAATCTTAGCGCTAGCTTAAGATATCCAAAATTTGATTTTGGTTATATTAGGCAGATTAGTGATAAAACAATTACTGAAACTGGCCTAGGTGGCACTGAACCTATATACTCCGCGTCAATACCGACCGTGAACGGCCAACAAGATTACGATTTGCAGAAAATTATCAATTCATCATCCGTCAGTGATGCAAGTTCTTCATTTTACGGCAAAGTCGGAGACAGTAGAGTAACTATTCGGCGCGTATTTTACAAAACTCCTCACGCAATGTGGAGATTTTTTGGCTATTATGGCGGAATCAACGCAATTGGTAACTTATCAACCTATGGTATGTATGCTGATGACTCAACTTTTGAAGTTATTCCGCCTTGGCAGAACAAATTGCAATCAATGGCTTACGAAGACGCGATTTACACAAGAAATTCACACTATTCTTACGAGATAAAGAATAATAATTTAAGAATTTTCCCAAGACCGAATGATCATTCCCCAGATAATTTTTGGGTTGAGTTCACAATCAAGACTGATCCCTGGTCAGAAACTTCTGGAAGCCTTGATACCGGAATGAAAGGCGCGAATAATATGAATACATTACCTTTTGCTAACATTCCCTACAAAAATATCAATTCTATTGGTAAACAGTGGATTAGGAGATTCGCCCTAGCACTTACGAAAGAGATGTTATCACAAATCAGAGGCAAGTTTACTACAATTCCAATTCCTGGCCAATCAGTTACATTAAACGCGACAGATTTAGCTTCTCAAGCAAAAGATGAACAGGAAAAGTTAAGAGAAGAGTTGAAGACAGTATTATCAGAGATGACATATGCAAAAATTGCGGAAGAAGAGTCAAATATGGTTAAAGCTGCTAACGATATACTTAAGACAATACCTTACGGCGTATATGTGGGGTAATTTAGATGGCAGATAACAAATGGGAACAACCAGACGCTCCGCCGCCTCCACTTTTCTTAAATAAGAAAGAAAGAGACCTTGTAAAACAGGTAAATGACGAGCTTGTTGAAAGAATTATTGGCCAGCAGCTGCTTTATTACGCAATTGATATCAAAAACACAAATTTTCATCCATTATACGGCGAGGCAATAGAAAAAACGTTTCTTCCACCAGTTAGAGTATTCGCTTTAATAGATTGGGAAGGAATTAAGACAGAAACTGATAAATATGGCCTAGATGTAACAACTTCTTTGACCATCCACTTTCATAAGAGAAGGCTAACTGAAGATCAAGATATATTCGTTCGAGAGGGCGACTTTGTTCTGTATAGCGATTTCTTTTATGAAGTGCTTACTTTAAATGAACCAACACAATTATTTGGACAAGCAGACCAAAGGTTTGAAATTTCTGCTAAATGTGTAAGAGCAAGAAAGGGATTATTCGATGCCACCTGATATTAAAGATATTGATTACAAATATACTAAAGTAGATGACCCCTCTGTTATTGAAGAACAGATTTTTCTTCCTTCAACGATAGAGAATATTGACTACGCTATATACGATTTCTTTCAAAATTTAAATATTAGCACAACAACTAATGAAGGTTTTAAGCCTGTTCCGGTATCTTGGGTGGGCGCCGAGCGCGCCTATAACAGAAAAGATAGAAATTGGACAGACGATGAAACTTTTATTATGAAGAGCGATGATCTGGGAGCTGTTATCTATCCTGCGATCACGCTTGAGAGAAAAGGTATAGTGAAAGATCGCACCAAAAGAGGAACATTCTTCTCTCCTTTGGATAGGGCGCGCCAGATGGGCAAATCCGATATTGTTATAGCCAGAAGGATTGTTCAGGACGATACAAATAAGTTTGCCACAGCTGACGCATATAGAAAAAGCAAGGGCGCAAAAAATAAAAACTTTAAAAGAAATAATAAAAAAGTTATATATGAGACGATCACGATGCCAATACCAACCTATCTAGAAATAGAATATGAACTTGAGTGCTTTACAGAGTATCAGCAGCAGATGAATGATGTAATTGCTTATTTGGCAGACTCTACAAACAATTCAAATTATTTTTTAGCAACTCGTAATAATCATTCATATGAGTGTTTCTTACAATCGGACTTTAAGATTGATAACACAATATCGGATCTAGGCGAAGATGAAAGAACGTTTCATACTGTCTTAAATATAAAAGTCTTAGGTTATATTAACGGCGCCGGCCCGAACGAAAGCCTTCCAAAGATAACAAAAACTCAAAATGTGGTCGAGGTTAAAATTGGAAGAGAGCGCGTTGTTCTTGATGTGAATAATGATACAACTGACGATAGTTTTTATAAATCTTGAAGATTTTACCTTTTGAAGATTTATTTACTATTTATTATAGCAATCTTACATAATTAAATTGTAAAAGGAGATTATATAATGTCAGCAGATAAGTATCGCTTTGTGTCCCCCGGAGTTTTCATTACCGAGGTTGACCAATCACAAGTTACCACCCCGGGCTCTAACGATGACGGCCCTATTATTATTGGACGTGCGGCCCAAGGCCCGTCTTATAAACCAACACGAGTACACTCTTACAGTGAGTTTGTACAGATTTTCGGCGACACAGTTGCTGGTGGCCAAGCTGGTGATGTTTGGAGAAACGGAAATTTCACTACTCCAATGTATGGAACTTATGCTGCCAAAGCTTATCTAGCAAACAATAATCCTATCACTTACGTTCGCCTCCTTGGTGCACAGGACCAAGATGCCAGTCAGACGTCTCCTACAGCAGGCGCCGCAGGCTGGGGCGTGCCCGACCTTGCAGCAGGTGAGCAAAAGGGCGCTTATGGTTTATTTGTGTTTCCTGACGGAGCAGACACCGCCGCATCATTGATACTTTCCTCGTCTGGCTCACCTAGTAATGGACAGGCGCTCACGCTTACTGCCACAGATGGAACAGCAGTCACATTTACCTTGTCAGCCGATGGCGCTGGTGCCAACGAGTTCGCTCGCGACGGCAGCAACACGCACAGTTTAGCAGAATTAAAAACTGCTATTGAGGCAAGTACTCTCGCCACCAAACTCACTGTCTCTACACCCGTGTCCGGCTCAGGATCTGGAAAACAGGTGACAATAACCCAGGTTACTGCAGGTGTTCTAGGAAATAGAGGCGTTGCTAATAATCTCAGTACTTACAAAATTGGTGCGTCCGGCACTCCAGGCGCGGCCGGCTCGTTCTCCGATGGAACTTCAAATGGCGTCGCAACTGGTACCTTGGGAGCAATTTTTTACTCCAACGGCGCCGCTCCAGTTCTAAGTGGAACTTATATCGATGGCGCTACCGCAGTGATGGCAAATGGTGCATTAATTAAACAAGTTGCTTCTGGTGAATTTAAAATTGCAATTTCTGGATCAAACAGCAAGAACCAAACAAAAACTTTTAATTTTGATACAAGTAGTCCTAAATTTATCCGTAAAGTTTTTAATACAAATCCTATTAAGACAAACACGACAACACAGGGCACTACTAGCAGAGAAAGCTATTGGCTCGGAGAGACCTTCGAAGAAGCAATTGGAGACATTAGTGGTGACAAGATGGCAGTTATTGTTGGCTTGGAATCGGGATCCGTGACTAGTTTCGGTGATTTCTATGGATTAAGTGGCGACGGCGGTCCAACCACATCAGCTACTGGTTGGTTTATATCTCAAGATACAAATACTCCTAGCGCAGCATTTAACGCGACTTCTTCGACAACACAGTTGTTTAAACTTCACGGCTTGACAGCAAATGGTGCTGAGACACAAAATAAAGTTAAAGTCACAGTTAGAGACATACGAATTCCTTCAGAGCAAGAACAAAGTGTTAACCCCTACCCTTCATTTACGGTTCAATTGCGCCACCTGAAAGATACGGATTTAAGACCAGCTGTTCTTGAAACTTTCTCTAATTGTAATTTAAATCCAAATTCACAGAATTACATTGGTCGTTTAATTGGTACTAAATATGAGGAGTACGATCAAACTACAGGCCGTCTTGTTGAAAAAGGCGATTATGACAATGTATCAAAATACGTTCGTGTTCAAGTTAACCAAGATGTCGCAGCCGGCTCAGAAAATCCGGCGCTTGTACCGTTCGGGGCCCTCGGACCTCTTAAATATAAGAATGTAGTTGTGTCTTCTGGCTCTGTTATCCCACAGGGCGCGTCATCTAGTTTCCAAGTAGATGAAATATATGGTACAGCTAGCCTCATCGTCGCAGGCGCTGACCAAATTGCAATGACTGGATCAGGAGATCTTACATTTACATACCCTGGAGTTTCTTTAATTGTTTCTTCAAGCGATATGGGTTATAACAAACATCGCGATGCTTATTTCGGTGTTAATCTTTTGGCCGGCGCCTCAACAAATCGTTTTGATGATAGTGTGCTGGACCTTCTCCGCGTTAAGCCAGGAGAAATTAACAGTTTTGTCAACAATGAATTGACAACGCATCAGTACGCTTTCACTTTGGACAACATTGTTCTTTCTGGCAGTAGCAATGGCTCCGAGCAGAGTGCTTACGCAAACAACGTAACAGAATTTACACCTGCTGTCTATATTGAGGGCTCTAGGGGAACAGCAGCCAGTTCACTCACTTCTTATACAGCACTTTCTGGCGCTGCAGCACTTGTTAACGATCGCAAAATTAATAAGTTTACGACAGTTATGTTTGGCGGCAATGACGGCCTAGATATTACTGAAGGCAACCCTTTCCGCAATACATTATTGGGTGCCGACGGACGAGATACTGCTTTAACAAACTATGCAGTAGCATCTGTTGAGAGAGCGATCAACATCATCTCTGATGCAGAAACAACTACCTACGACTTAGCCGCGATGCCTGGCATCACTGTCCCGGGCCTAACGAACAAATTAATTGAAGTTTGTGAAGAGCGCGCCGATGCACTAGCTGTAATCGATATCGAACACGATTATAGACCGGTTCACGAGGGTGATCCTACAACATATCCAATACTTCCGGATATCAATCAGGCCGTGTCCTCGATGCGCAGTAGAACAACCAACTCAAGCTATGGCTGTGCTTTCTACCCTTGGGTTCAAACACGCGATGTGCCTTCAGGCCAGATGCTTTGGCTGCCTCCATCAGTCGTCGGACTGGGCACTTTAGGTTCATCTGCAGCCACTTCCGAGCTTTGGTTTGCACCGGCAGGCTTTAATCGCGGCGGCCTCTCACAGGGTGCAGGTGGCCTCACAGTAACGAATGTGAGGACAAAGCTTACATCACAACAGAGAGACGATCTATACGATGTACGCATTAATCCAATCGCCTCGTTCCCAACAGAGGGCATCGTAGTCTTCGGACAAAAAACTCTACAACTACAGCGCTCAGCTTTAGATAGAATCAACGTCCGCCGTTTAATGATCTTCCTCAAGAAAAAGATCTCACAAATTGCTAACACAATCTTGTTTGATCAGAATGTTCAGTCGACTTGGAATCGCTTCAAAGGGCAGGCAATCCCACTCTTGGAAGATGTACAAGCTAGATTTGGTTTAGAAGATTTCAAATTAATCTTGGATGAAACTACAACCACGCCAGATTTAAGAGATAGAAACGTAATGTACGCTAAAGTATTCTTGAAACCAGCGAAAGCGATTGAATTTATCGCAATCGACTTCTTTATTACTAACAGCGGCGCAAGTTTCGAAGATTAAAATAACTTAACAACTAATTATAATTGATGTTACAATCATAAAGGAGAACTAAATAGATGCCACAGAATTTT